AATTAGTAGGGGTAGAAAATATACTGAAAACTATCAGAGTATCAACTATCAGGCAAGTATTACCATAATAGCTGATAAAGCTGATAGTGTAAAGGAAGTGAAGGAAATGGCACTATCAGAACTGATTATGATTGAGTTGCACGAGCAAGATCATTGCAGGGACATAATCGGTGCTGAGGTTGAGCTAAAGGAAATAAAGCAAACAGAAGCTCTTACACCACTGGAGGAAGTGAAAACAACGGAGATCAAAAAGCAACCTAAAAATACCAAAAAAGTACCGGCCAATGGTAAATATAAAGTTGCGAGTAAAAGGTGTAATAAATGCCAAGGTTTTATTACGTGGGATGGTTGGAGTCAAGGATCACTTCCGATTCATGTAGACGTAGACGGAATAATAGAGGGTAATGGGGCTTGCCCCTTCGGGGACTAATCACGATGGGAGACTATGGAGCTTCACGTATGAAGATTATTACTGTTAACTTTCCCGAGGAATTATTAGAAGATATTGATATGAAAATAATGAATAAGGAAAGTCCTTCCCGTTCCGAGTATGTTAGGTGGTGTGTGCGGAGACAGTTAATGTTAGATGTTAAATACCAAGAAGAGAGAAAGAACCTTAGAGAAAAAATCTACGAAAAAAAAGGTTTGGTTAGAGTCCCTATAGATGAGGTTATTGTTGATGGGACTTTAGTTAGGAAATATCAAACATATAAGGTCGTTCGGAGGCTTGAATAATGTCGGCTGATAAAGATATGGATCTCATAACGGTTTTGGACGATCTCATAGAGTCCACAGAAAGTAAGAATCGACGCAGTGCCGACCTAAAAGCATCGGATCAAATATTTATTACTCAATGTAAACAAATTCGAGATCGAATATTAAAGAGAAGAGGTATGATTGATGAGTGAGCACTTCCACTATATCGAGGACATGTCCCTGACGGGACTAAACCTTGGCGGGAAAGAGTTCTCTAAACATGAGAATGGTTTAAACCACATGCATGAGACTGGTGTTGGGGACATACCTAACGACTCGAAACCAAGGGAGATCGAGATAGGGGTTATTAATAGGAAGCCACTCTATATTGTATTTCGGTTGGACAAGCTAAAGCTGTGGGGTGTGGATCATGAGTGACGAGATGAGAAAGAAAGTAATGGAGGAAATAACTGATTTTTGGATTAATTTTGTTTATGGAGATCCTCCAAGTTCATTAGTGGATGCCAATAATAACAAGGTAAATTTAAGACATTTAAAACGGATATTAGGAATAACCGATTTAGAGAAAAGAATTGATGTAACTCAAAAATATATCGAAAAAGGGAGGAAGAGCCATGGGTGACAAGCCGATAGTTGATGATGCAGAGGATTATGCCTATAGTAAGGGTGAGATGGTGCTCCGGCACTATATGACCGAACTGGAAAAGAAGGTTAAAGAGTTTTATGAGAGATTTGACAATAGATGCATTGATATTGAGTGTATTATTGGTTTGGATCATAAAAGTGAGGTTAATAATATAAAACCATTTAGACAGAGAATCGAGAAGTTGGAAAAGAAGACTGATTTAATATTAACTGAAAATGTAGTAACTACAACTTATATTAATAGGGCGGAAGGTATAGTTAAGGCATACCAAGAAGCTTATGAGGGGCATAGAAAAAAACACACATATTTAAAGAAAGAACTCTCGGAGCTGAAGGAATGTATATCAAATAACCATCGACAACATGGATTACATCTTGAGAAACAAGCAAAAGAGATTAAGGAGCTGAAAGAACACAATCATAAAGGGATAGAGAATAGTATCGATGATATTTTAGTTTTAATAGATAAAAGGCAAACTAATATAGAAGAGGTTCTGCGGGATTTAGGAGAAAAATTAGTGGGATGGCAAAAAGAAAAGCAAACTGATTATGATAAAGAATATTTTGCTAAAAGCTTACAACATACAATAGACAAGCTCGGTGGCGGGAAAACGGTTTCTAAAGATAACGAACCTTCTTTAGACGTTGAAGTCCTCAATGGCAAAACCGACTCGAAACCTCCGAGCAATAATGGTGCTCATGATAATTACCGAGTTGGACTTTACCCATCGGAGCAAGATATTAACTATGAAAAGCTTAGAGAATATAGTGGGATGTCTGCTAAAACTAAAGATTTATTAGAAAAAGAAAAAGAGCCGACAGAAGCCAAGATGTGTGTAGCATGGAATTATGCCGATAATAAATGTGTCAGTGATGGTAGAGTACCTTCTCATTATTATCAAGTCGAGAAGGAAGAACTCGAATGGTGGGCAAGAGATACAAGAGGACCAATACATGATAGTATGAAAAAATACCTGGAGGAAGATAAACCGTGAGTGAAAAATGTCCTAAGTTCTTTTATGGAAATTGTCCAATAATAAAACAAGAAAATGAGGATCTTATCAAAGAGTTCCTTGACGATTTGAATAAGATTAATAAGATTGTTGCAGGAGGATGCCCTAAAATCAATGTAGTAACTGAAATCTTTGGAATGAAAAAGAAATGGGAGGGGAAACTAAATACCAAAACATAAGAAATATAAGGCGTGGGATGCAAAATCCAATTTCAATAATGAGAGGGTTCTTTCGGAAAGAATAAATATCCTAATTACTCCCTCGGTAGAACGGGAAATAACAGTATTATTGAAAAGAGGTGTATTTCCTAACCTCTCTGAGTTTGGGAGGTATTGTATCCGAAAATATTTAGATGAGTATTATGAACAGGAAAAATGGAGGAAAAAACTAAAGTAATAACTGCGACAGGCGTGAGGGAGGGTTTTTCAGAGGGTTTATCGTCTTGGCACACAACTATTTTTCCCTCGTAAATTCGTCTTTTAATTTAGATTTATATATTCTTCTTTTTTCCCTCCCTCCGTCCGCAAAAGTGAATTATAATGGTTACCAACACCAAGGAGTACATGCGTCAGTATCAAGCTAAACGAAGAGCATTATTAAAAAGTAAAGAAATTGTAAAGAATGTAAAGATTGAAATGTCAGTAGAAGAATTATTAAAAGTTGCTGCAGATGATAAAAAATTCTTTATTAGAGCAATTAAAAAGTGTGATGATATATATACTATAACATTAGAATTGGAAAACTAAGAGGGGTTATATTACAAAATCGGAAGAGGATAAAAAAAAAGATTAAAGGATGCCGATAGTCTGCAATAAATAGCTAATGATTAAATAAATCTCCACTAAATATCTTCCTATTTTTTTACATTTTAATATAAAACTTTTAGTTTTTTTTGCTTTCGCTTCGAGAGCGACCTTTACCTTATTAAGATCCTCACTGGGAGGAAGTAAGTCTAATATCTCTCTAAACTTTTTCATTCGCATTTCGCTGTGTCACCTCCCTTTTCGCTTTTTTGATAGACTCAACATACTTCATTTGAATCCATAGATCGTGAGTTATTTTAACTAGGATATTTTTATCTTTTTTCTTAGATTTCATTTCTTTATGCCCTCTCAATCCAACAAACCATACCCATATATAAATTTTGAGCATCTACACTTGTTTTTCGGATTCTAATTCCTATAATATCACTGGGGGAAATAGTTCCTACTAATGCTACTGTTTTAATATAAAATCTAACACCAGTAACACTAGTTAAGGATTCAGCTCCATTATGGAGATTCGAACCCGCAGCATCCCCATGTCCTGCTGAATTTACTTTAACATCAATAGTCCATGTATCTATAGCTGAACCACTAAAACTAAGTATTAAGTTAGGGTTTGTCATAGCAGCCATCCCCGCAGGTGCATGCCCAGAATAACTAATCTCACAATTTGAGTCTGCAGCAGGCATCTCTCCAAGTGGTGTTGACGTCCATGTATCTATAATAGTTCCGGCAGCTAATCTCACCGCAATACATTGAATATCATTCTGAGCCTCTGTCCAAGCCTTAGTAGCACCATCCTGAGCAGCAACAGGATCACCTAACCCTGTTATTTTATTAGCTCCCATAGCAGTTGGAACGCCCATGGTTAAACCAGCAACACTCAGAGACATTTTCATGATATCATTAATATGAAGATGTATAAGCTGTCCAGCTGGAGCATTTACATATGTACTTCCACTGCTAGTTTGACCAAAAGCATAATCATCTTGCCCAGGCTTAGCCCTATGACTAATTATCATCATGTCTGCAAATCTTGAATCAATTTTAGCTCTTCCAAAAATAAAGGTTAAATCAGCATCCTCCGTAGCATAACCCAGATTCATATTAGCTTGATTCTCAAATGATTGGACTAAAACTGTCCTCAATTGTTTGGGAGATGTATCGTTAAGTGTTTTAAATTCGCTAGTGAGCACGATATTATCGGATAGAATTATATTATAATACCTATCATTTTTAGGATCCCTGGTGTATTGTAATATAACATAATCGTTTTTTGTTACAATAATTTGGTCTGAACTCTGAATCTCTAAGGTTCTACCCGGTAGGAAGAACCCTTGTCCTTCTACAAATAGAGTTAGATATACAGTATCTAATGAGAATATAGCGTGAAGATTAGTAGCTAATTGATCAGCTTCGGTTGATGCCTCTATCTTAGGGTCGTCAAACTCTTCTAATGGTAATATCCCCTTTAACTGTTCTTCCTCGGTTTTTCCACTACCGGGAATTGTTGGTTTAGTAGATAATGTATTGTCTTTATATCTAACTGTGGCTCTTGTAATACCGGTATTACCCTCAAAATAACCGGGTTGTATATCTCTTATATCGGGAATGTCTATGAAGTGAGCATTTTGCCAATGGTTTGAAAGCTCCCAACCTACGGAGTTATCCCCTACGGTATAGGTGGGATCTGTGGATAAGCCAATTGCATCATAATATCCAATATATCCGGTATGTGTTGAATCTGTAAAAAGTGATATTCCATTTGACCCAGAAGTGCTATTATTCCAATATGCAAGATCATTTCCTTCTAAAATACCCTCAATATAAACATCATAAGTATTGGCAGAATCATTTAAAACTACTTTAATATGATAAAATGTATTAGCAACAATAAACCCATCTTTTATACTTTTCCAAGCACCATCATAATAATCCATATCATTATCTTGAAATCTAAAAGTTAATAGAATTGTTCCACCCTCTCTAATATATACTCTAAGATCTGTGTTAGCCGCAATTGACTTTTTTGCAAAATAGAATTCCCAAGTAGAGTCTAAACCTTGGATAAGATTGATCTCTATAAAGGCATTTGCCGCAGCATTATTATCTGATAACTCTAAGACCTTTCTATGTCCTCCTAACGATGAGATTATGGTCGCTGTGCAACTTGCCCCAGAAAAATCAGTCCAACCACTTGGTGCAGAACCTACGGTATCATCTTTAAAATTCCAAGTACCGGGATATATCATCGCATTCTTAGCAAGACCATCATAGGCTTTAGTCCATACCTTACCATCCGGTTCTATATACGGTATTTGTCTTTCCAAGAACCTTCCTAAATAGAATAGGTAAGCAATAGCTCTCTTATATTTATAATCAAATGTGGTGGTAGTACCCACTATAGATGAGGATCTATAACAAAAATCACATTTATTATCAATAATATCTTTTTGTTTGGTATCTAAATCATCGGCACTGTAATCCTTATCGTATTGTACCCTATAGACTTCATTACCAAATGAGTCTATATCGAATACATAGAACCCTCTATCATCTCTATTTTTATCTTTTATTATACCCCAGAATTCTAAGGCATCGAATTGGTCGTAGATTTTAATTGAGTCACCCTTATTCCAATTGGCTTGAAAGTCGGGATGGACTATAAACTTGCCCGATTGGGGGATTCCTATTATTCCGTAATCATATTCAATCTCATCGATCTCACTTGAGACGTCGGTAAATTCATAAACATCCCATGTACCATCATTAACAGCAAGAAGAAAACTATCGGTTATAGCGACAATATTCCCAGACAATTGAGCAGATAAATCTTGTAATTGTACTATGCCGCCTCTTCTAGCTTTGATTTCATATGTTATTTCATTAGAGATCCCAAATACCTTCTCAAATTCATTAGGGACGGTCCCAGAATTATTACGATCCAACATTAGAGAAACATCAAATACCCCTCCTTCTGTTATAGAAGAATCTGATATATTCCATGCCATTAAATAATATAAACTATCTCCTTGTTTCTGTAAAACAAATTGAATGATGTTAGAATCATCATAAACTAATGCATATTGAGAAGTTCGAGCTCCACGATAATCGTCAGAAGAGAATAAGGTAGTTAATGAGGGAACTGTTGAATCAAATTTCATAAGATGAACCTGATCTCCAAGATTTGTTTCTTTTGTAAGGAAATATGCATCAGTACCAACTACTGTTACAAAATAGGATCTATAAGCATGAGGGTTATCTACACGGGGCTCTGCTTGGGCATCTAATACCCAATTAGGATCAGTCCACTTATATACCTGAACCATGTGGTCTGGCCCAACTTCGTTAACAGCAGTAATATACCAATCAGAACCTATGGGAAATATGTCCCGAGCAACTTGAAATTGCCATGCGACAGTGACTAACGTTCCCATCTCTGTTATAACATCATTGGAGAGAGTAATATAAAACATTTGATGATTAGCATTTGAATTTGTAGTAGAATGACAATATAATCTTTCATTAGTGCGATCATACCATATACCCTGAATTGTATATGTGCGATCTTCTATTTCTGACCAATTATCCCCTTTATCTGTAGATTTATATATTTTAGTATTATCTACAGAGTCAACAAGATAGAGATCCCCATCTGAAGTTTCAATAAATAAATGAGTACTAGATGGTTTTCTAGAACTTGTAATATTAAGATCCTTAAATCTATAAAACTTCATTTTAGCAACAACACCAGAGCAATTAAAATAATACCACTAAAAAAACCCATTAAAAATAAAAATATATACTTGATTTTATTATATTTCTTAAACTGATTCCATATAGCTAATTCAGTACAATCCAACAATAGATCTTTTTTTTTCTTCACGACCATACACTTTCCCAATTTATTCTTAATAACCAATTAATAGGATCATTACCGGGATTCCATTGCCTCGTACAAGCAATTGTAATTCCCTTACAATAGGATTGTTGAGTACCATTAGCATCCATGAATCCAACATGAGCATTCGTTCCTAAATATCCTATTAAATAATAGCGTTCAAACGTGGCTGAAGCTCCCGAAGTATGTCTTGGTAGCATAAAGAAATTAGCTACTAAATTAGCATTTGTAAGGGATGTTGCTATACCTCTTGCAAGTGCCCTAGTAAAACGTCTCTCACGTCTAAGATCAAAAGACCTACCACTACCAGATGCAGTAACTACAGCACCGGTAAAATCAGTAATTGAGAATCCTTCCGGCATATTAATCTCGACATATCCAATTCCTTCAGCATTACCACCAGTATAGTTATCCAAATCTATAAGGTCTGGATCACCACCATGATCAGTTATCCAATCATCTACTCCATTTTTAGATTCTATGAAGTATATCTTACCCGGTGTGAGTGCTGTCGCTATGATTAATCACCTCAGAAAACAGCTTGAGTACCTAACCGTCTCTGAACTCTCTGTTCCTCTATTATTTGCCTTCTCTCTTCTTGTTCTTCAACAAAATTCTCGTTAATTATTCTTTCTACGTTCTTAATAGCAGTAAGGGTCTCTCCTCCTAATCTACGGTTTCTTACTATTTCCTCCCTCGTTAACTCTATTACCTCTTTAGACTTATTCTCTGCATCAACAAACATTTTATCCTCAAAATCCTGGATAAAATCATAGAGACCTCCAAACCATAGATCTGATGGGCTTTTAGGATTTGTAAAGAAGTCCTCTATGGCAGCACCTATTAAGGAACCTACAATTTCCCATATACGTCCGCCGGGTATGAAATAAGCAAGAATCTGTCCTGCTATACCCCCGGCAGTACCTCCGACTCTATTCTCACTAATGAAATTTGCTAAATCATTTGATATATCTGTGAGAAAAGGTGTGATATTTTCAGTCATCCAATCGGTTATGAGTTGGTTAACCTCATTTGATAAGGGTGAAATTGCTCCCTCTAATGATAACTCAATAGTATCCCTAAAGGAGTTTATGATAGCTCCCGTACCCCCTCCGGTAGATAGAGTGCTTAAATCAGATACGGTATCCTTAATATCTGTCCATGTGGATGCTTTGACTTTAGCCATCTCTTTAAGGGCATCTGTGGCTTGTTTGCTTCCAAATATCCTTAGAAGGTTTCCTAAATTCCTATTCTGAATATTGGTTATATCGGACATTAATCATTCTCGTAGTATGTTTTATCTAATAATGACTTCTCTTCTACTGCAAGGCTAGAATTCTCATCAAAAAGTTTAAGTGTGAATCGTACCCCATCAAACCAATCTCCCTCTTCTTGAAATACCTCTTCATAGCTTTCAGGATCGACATACATCTTATTATTATTATATTTGAGATAATCGTTTGCTCCCTTATAGAAATCAGCTATGAAATTAAGATCCCCGGCATAGCTAGTATGAACGGTATCGGCAATAGTGTGTATAGAAGTATTTCCCGCATCTATAATTCGTGCACCTATATCAACCTCATGTATAAACGGAGGAACAACTAGACCATTTCTGGGATATTTGGTTTGATCAAATACTCCAAATAAAGAATCAGTCCATCCGAATCGTATAGTAAGGTCTATAATATCAACATCTATAGCACCACCATTATATTTGAATTCTGATGTACCACTAGAGTTTTTATAGTCAAACCAATCATATATAGGCAAATTGGCTTTGGTAAAAGGAGCAGGTTGGGCTAGATTAGCACCAGCACCAGTGAAAGCAAATTCCCCAGTATAGGTCTGTCGTGCTATAGTATCTGCTTCTGAGACTGTTATTTCTAATTGATTAGGAACGTATCCCATTGTATCCTTTCTGCGATTTGCTGTAGTGCCCTTTTTTTCAAAATGAGTAGCTAATCTAATAGGATTCTCATCGGTTGCTTTTGTTATGGTTTTTGTAAAAGGATCACCTACTCCTGCTGTAGTACATGCTCCCATAACCCAATGAGTCATTATTCCCGTTTGAAGGTAATGAGTATTTGCTGTCTTTCCTAAGAGTTTACCCGTCTCTATCCTTTTAGGGTAATGTGAGGCTGTTAAGGGATTAATATTTCTAGTTCGTGGTTTAGTATGAGTCACATTGGCACTTATAAATTTATCAATCGCATTAAGCTCTCCTACTATGAGGGGTGCCTGAGCATTATCCCACTGTGTAAGATCTACTGTTCCTACAGCATACGCTATATAATATCCATCTCTTGCTAAATATATCATAATTTCACTCCATAATTAAAATCTTTTGTTTCCCATTTTCCGGATAAGACTCTTATATTTCCGGATACAATTTCTCTACATTTTTTAATTAATTCAGAATATTGGTCGCGGAATTTATCCCCTGAAAGATTTTCTCTTAACCATACCATAATGAAGTTCCATGGATTATTAACTCCAGATGATTTAATAAGAGCATTCCAATACCCAAATAAAATATGGGTTTCTTGTTTTAATATATCAACTATTGCGGTATCTGTTATATCTGTTGCGGAATCATCAGTTATCCAAAAATTGAATTGTGTACCTATAATTATATTAATGAAATCGAACTGGGCTGTATCCCATACTGATGCCCAGGCACCTTCTACAGTTAATTCAACACCATATCCACTTGACGCTATTTAGACCACATCTTTTTTTATTTGAATTTTATTTGAAATTAAAATTTTGAGAATTAAAAAAAATTTAAAGTGGCTCTCAAACCACTATTTAGAAAATTCCTTTAATATGCTGTGGTTGTCGTTCCAGTATGACAATAGACCGCACCTTTAGGATTCTTAGGAATGAAACATCCTGCCCATCGAAGTGCATAATCTATGTCGCCTTCAAATGGCTTATTCGGTATATTTGCTCTATGGATTGAATAGGATTCTGCTATATAGTTACAATTAACATCATCCTTCCATAATAGGAAGGCCTGTGTACCGGTGGTTAAGGCTCCATTATAAAGCGAATCGGTTTCAATGACTTGATCAATTTGCGGTACGAATGGTTGTGATCCCTCTTGACCCGAGATAACTCCAAATTGCATATAATCTTGCAAAAATGTTCTCCAATCGGATATTCCACTGGTTACATGAAAAACCTTTCTTAGGTCGGGTTGAATACCAGGGGTCATCCATAATTTATAGGGAGGTGTTATGTGGGCTGCTCTTAGAAGTGCTCTTGCGGACTCTAAATCTGTGAACCAATTGCCAGTAGTACTCCATGCTCCTCCGGCTGCTGCGAATGCATAGGTTGTTTCCTCATCTTGTTGGAAGGTACATATTCCACGCCCTCCAGTGTGGGTGCTTCCGTGAATGACAACGTTTTGGATCCTCTCTTGCATCTTCGCTCTACATTCAATTTCATGTGAAACCAATATAGGAGTAATACTTTCTCCACTGGAAGCATCAATATCCTTCTCATCGACATGAATTGGCAATGTCAGATATGTAATTGCATTATCCCTAACTTTTCTAGCTCCAACATTTCTATCCTCATACGCAAATCTTTTGCCTTCATTTACATAGAATACATCGGTTGCTTGATAATATTCTCCTTTATTCTTTCCCTTACCTAATTGCATTCCACTTGGGAGATTCCGATATACAATAGGCTCCCGCATTAATTTGGCTACTTGGCTATCAATTCCCTTCCATTCTCTTTCAGTAAGACCTTTAATATCTACCATGATGATTACCTCAAGAGTTTAACTAAGGCTACTGTATCGCCGGTGACAATGGTTCTTTCCAAGACTGCAATTGGTGATCCAAGTACAACAATGGTTAAGGCACCTGGTGTTGCAACAACTCCAAAAAGCAATGTGCCGGGATATTTAGTAGCGGCAGGGTTAACGATCCTTACGGCACAATATCCCTCAGTAATTACATCTCCATATAATGCTGCTGTAATGTCGGTATCAAGATCAATCTCTTCATGCTCCTTCATTATTCCAAGATAGTCCCCATCTGCTGTATTACCTAGAGCAATTCCGGTTGCTGTTGCCTTTACAAGTTCTCCCGCAGCGATAGCCGCATCTAATAATTGACCTTCCGTGAATTTGTTTTCTCCTAATGCTACTCCTCCTTCAGATATTTCACTAATTTTTGTATTTGCCATGATAATTCTCTCTCATATTTGCTCCCATTGTGGGTTTAAGGGCTGTCTTTTCCCTATAATTATTGATAAACATTATTTCTTCCTCATTTTCTTAGATGTTTCTGTGAGATTTTTAAAAGACATTTTTTTATATAATGGTGCGATTATAGTTTGATCACCTTCGGATTTTTTCTCCTCTTTAAAGCCTTTTAGCTTCTGGTCTTCTTTAGTTCGCTGTGCCTTCACTCTTGCTTCAAAATCATCTATTTCTTTCAGTCTATTCGCCTTAAAGATCCGCAATTGATTCAATTCTTTAGCTAAAACTTCGAACTTGGTTTTATATTCCTCATCACTTTCCTTAGGAGTTTCGGGTTCGGGTTCCGTCTTTACTTCCTTTTCCTTCGGAGTCTCTGGTCCTTTCCTCTTGAACTTGCCCTTATCATCTCTTTCTGTTTCAGGTTGTGGTTCCGGCTCGGTCTTATCCGGCTCAATTTCGTTCATTAACTTATACCTCTTAATTCTTTTTTTTGTCTAATAATATCAGTAGGAGTAAGGGAGTCTTTGTCTTTATCCATCCCTCCTCCTTCTTCTTTTGATTTAAGCACCGCTCCCTCTTCGGGAAGGTGTCCGCCATCATCAAATTCAATCTTGGCAATCTTTTCATTTAGAGCTTCTCCGTCTTCTTGCCAAGAAATAATCTTCCTAATAAAACCTTTATATTCTCCAAATATGGATTTAAGGTTTTCCCATACTGCAATTGTATCTTCTCCCGCGGCACTCAGGGCACCTTTAGGATCTCCTATTAAATACCTAACCGGGAACCCAGAAGCTCCCGCAACAATCTTTAAACAAGTCTCTAAGTCAGTAGGGAAATCGATTGGAGCAGAGGAGCCTAAGAATTTCATATCTGGAGGATTCCCCTCTGCACTGGTCTTTAGAATCATATATCTACGATTATTAATGTTTGCTACAGCATTATGTAATGAATCTAATTCTTGAGTATATTGCTCCGGGTCTACAATAATTAATAAAATCCCATTTCCTATTCTTGAATCATACATAGCCATAGACTCAAATATTTCTGTAAATCTAACTAAGGCATGCCAACATCGTCTTATAATCGCTAAACCTTGTAATGACCGGTCATACCGACCGACATAATAATGAATAACCTTGTCTGGTGATAATTCTCTCGCAACTGGAGCATGTATAAGCGAGGTCTCAACACCACCCTCAAGTATAGGTAGGATCTTATAAGATTCAATTTGTAAGTCTTTATATTTTATTGTTTGAATATCTGAGGAATCATGAATAATCCAGGTCCTATCATTTATGGGTTTTTTAAGAACCTCACATACGATATAACCATGGGTTCGGGTAGATTCAATAACTTCTTTAAATAAGTTATTATATTGATTGTCTTCCCATGTATTCCGTGTTTCATCAAGTTCATTATCGTTCTTATCAAGAAATAGGGGAGGTCTTGCAGTAATTAACTCTGCGGTCTTTAGAACTAGGTTTCCGGCAATTGGATCTTCATCAAGTCGTTTCAACCTATGTTTTGGATTAGAATAATCTACCGCAGCCATCTTTAATATAGATGGCACATATACATTTTTGGTGTACTTACTTGCTCTATCCCGGTTAAAGAATCCCATTTACCATAGATCGCCTCCTTCCCATTCTAACTCCTTTTCCTTATATGGACCTCTCATAACCTTCTCTCCAAGTTTTCTTCTCGGTCTCCCGGGCTCAGTTTTGTAGGGAACTTCCCTTCGAACCTCTCCAAGAGGCTTTTTGAATGGACCTCTCACTAATCTATATGGTTTGTTAGCCTTTCTTAAATAATTAAATACAAATTTCCCTTTACTTGGTGCCATTTTCATAGCCTTATAATAGTAAGGTGGCACGAAATATTCATATTCACTCCCGTTTTGAAAAGCCACCCGTAACTTAGCTAGAGCATACGCAAACCGGAGTACGTTTGAAGACTCTGGAGTATCTACCCATGGCCCATAGAATTCACTCATCTATTAAATATCCACTTCTCATTATTTTTATAATATTTATTAAAATAGTAATAGGCTGTATGTAATAACATATCAACCCAATCATCATCAATCTTATCTCCTATATATCTTAGGAGTTGTTGTTTTAATTTTGGAGTCTTTAAATGTATTAAATGATTATTTAAGAGAAAATTCAGAGCAAACCAATATTTATCTTTATGAACCGAGAAATTAGAGGTTTTAAACTTAAATCGTAAATCTGCGACATCTCTTCGTACAAAGCCTCCTAATGGTGATCCCTCCATAATAAACAAAGAACTATATCTATTACCATATTCCTTAACCTTTGCTAGTATCATATCACTTGTAGGATTAAACATACCCCATGATTCAATTTCATATATATGTTCTTTCCTATAAGCCATATTTCCCATAACTGTCTCATGCCCTTGACCGAAGTCAACACCACACACAATTTCTAAATAATCTCTTTTGAATCCCTCAGGATAATCTTCGAATGCTGCTTCAACATCTTCGGCCCTAAAGAATGCACCTTCAGGTTCTACCCACTCCATTTTTAGTTCTTGTCTCACCATTCTATCAGACATTAGGGATTTAATGGCATCCCAAGATTCTTCCGGAACCCAAATAGCATCTTCCATTCCTAACTCAAATTTCTTGAATTTAGGATTTATACCAAACCAAAAATTATAGAATGGAGTACCGGCTTTTGCCGTACCGAATATCCATACCCTCATCTTTCTCCCGGTTGCTAACTGTGGAATGATTTTAGCCCATACTTCCTCTTCCACTTCTTGAGCCTCATCAATTATAAGGATGTCAGCTTCATACGTGCCCGTATCTGCTAGAGTATTGGAATGAGCTTTTATCCTGGTATCATTATTAAAAATAATTTGTTCTTTTGCCGGTCTTTTAAAAAGATTCAATTTATGTTCAGCATCAATTATAATAACTTGAGTAATAATATGGCTTGCAGTATCCTTCTTGCTTGAAAGGACATGAATCTCAAGTCTCTCTCTTGAACCTAAATAAGTAGCAGCGGATGACATTAGGAATGTTTTGCCGGTCTTACGAGAACCGAGTAATGATACCCAACCCTCTCGAATCATAGCATTAAATATATTTAATTGCTTATCTGTAAGTTTTTCCGTAATATCTTGATAATCAACAAATCCCCGATTATTTTCTGATTGATCTTCTACTATGAATTGACTGGTCTTATCTAAAAATGAGATTGCCGTATTAAGTATCCGGGCATCATTAGTGCCCAACTGTAATATTCGATTAAGATTGACTTCCACTAACCCAACCATGTTTGGCGATTTGGAGGAATTTGATTTATCGAATGTAAGGACCTGGTTATTGGGGAATTCAATATTATCGGAAATATCTTGATTGTTAAGGGGAGTGAGGTTATTGTCTGATGGGACTTTTGAAGCTAAACTCTCAAAATACCTTTTTATTGTTTTCTCACAACATCCGACCTTTTTGGCAAGTTTCTTTTTATTGTCCTTGAGGTCTGGAAATGTTTTCAGTGTGGTCTCTATTAATGGAGTATATGAGGGTCTAGCCATCAAGACAAAAAACAAGTATTGTTATTTTATAATATAGTATTATTTT